CCCCCAGGGTCTCCCCCAGGGGCCGAACGGCTCAGGCGGCGTCTGCGGCCTTTGCGCAGGTCTTGCACAGCTTCCGTCCACCGGTGATGCGAGCAGCCGCTACAGCCTCGGCCAGGGTCTCGAAGGATGCTCCGGTAGCCAGGCGAGACCGGGTCAGCGAGCCGCAAGTGTTCTGCGCGTAGTAGCTGACGTGCCCGCCCTGGTCGCTGCCCCCACCCGTGGTACGAACCTCCATGCCCGCGATGTGGTTCGTGGTCCGGTTGTACTTGATGGTGAACATCTGGTGTCTCCCCTGGCTCGCTGCGTCCTTACGAGTAGAACTCTAGACCACGGCGATGCGTCAGCACAACCACATACGAAAAAGAGCCCCAGGGTTTCCCCCGGGGCCGTTCCTCCTACAGTCCTCGTAGCGCTGCGTCGAGCCGGTTCCGCAGGTTCCGGGCAGTCTCCGCAGTCATCGAGATCACGTCCCCCATCGAGCCATCCGGCAGGGTCGGGGCGGCAAGCACTACGAGAACTTTCTCGTCTTCCAGCGGTGCGGACTGGACGGCTACTGCGACGTCTTCCCAGAACTTCATGATCACGGCGTCTCCTTCGTAGGTGGTGAGAGAACCATAGCAGGGCCCCTGGTCTCCCAGGGGCCCAGACTGCCTAACTCATGTAGAAGTACCGGCCGTAAGACGATCCGCCGTTGTGGATGTTGATGTACTTCCGGCCCCGGTCGTTGGTCATCACGCTGACTGACACCTTGTACTGCTCGGCGTTCGCGATGGTGGCGCGCATCCGGTCCGGGCCGACGATCTGAAGGCTTCCGTCATACCCGCTGCGGGTCTGGAACGTCTGCGTGTCCTTGACGATGTCTTCCACGGTCTCTCCCTTGTCGTTGAAGGCAGTCCAGCACTTCGCGTCCGCCAGGGCCATAGCCTCGGTCAGGTAGCCAGGGGTGTGGAACATCAGGCGCTTACCGTCGCGCACCTGGCCGTAGTAGCGTCCGCCTGCGATTCGCACCGTGATGTTCATGTCCGCTCCCCTGCTCGCCGTTGTGCTTACGAGTGGAACTCTATGCGCATCCGCGACCCGCGCGCAAGGCACCTACGAAAATTCGTATGCAGAAAGGCCCCCAGTCCCGTAGGACCAGGGGCCAAACTCGGACAAATAGGGGTCAGCGCTTGCGTCTCAGGCTTGCGAAGAACGACGCCTTGCGGGGCCCGGCGGGCATCGTGTCCAGCTGCTCACCGATCAGTGAGCGGATCTGCTCGGCCTCGGAGTGCGAGAACTTCAGCACCTTGTCTACCCCGCCCGCTGTTGTGTACTCGATCTCAACGACCACACAGCGGGGACCAGGGACAAGGCGCGAGGCGGTAAGGCGGGCGATGTTCTCAACGTGACGCAGGCTCATGATGTCTCCCTATCGGTTCGTCTGTGCGATCCATCGGCCGGTGACCTTGTCCGCTTCAACTCGGCCATCCGTACCAGTGATCGAGCTATGTCCACGGCAGGTAATCGGTATCGGCTGTTCGCCTGCCGACTCAAGCGCGTTCAGGATGGCGGCGAGTGCGTCGTACAGGTGCGTCGTGTTGTCCATGCCCCAGACCGTAAGGGGTCACCTACGAAAAAGCAAGCTTCCAGCGGGCAGTAGGGCAGACGACCCGGGCAATCCCGCTCGCACGGATCAGGGTCCAGCACGCCGGGCAAGGGGCTCGGGTGGTGTACAGGGTCGCCCCTAGACGCTCCTCGGGCCGCGTGTGTCGGATGGCGTTCCGTTCCGCGTGGTCGGCTGTGCAGTTGCTGTAGTCGGTGTTCGCTGCGCACTGCTCGTAGGTCAACTGCCCACGGGGGCAAGCTCCTTCGGAGAGGCAACCAGGCACCCCGGCCGGGGGACCGTTATAGCCAGTCCCCCGAACCTCATGCGCTGCATTTACCAGGATGGCACCAACGGCGCTCCGCGTGCAGTCGGCCCGTGTGGCAACCCATTCGGCACCGGCGAGAAAGTACGTGTCCCAGTCCGGGCGACTCACGAGACGAGCAGCCTGATTTGATCAGCGGTGGCAGCGCCGATGTGTTCCTCAATGACCGTGTCAGAAGCGTCGTACAGGCGAAGGGTCGGGACGGCAGTCACCCCGTTGGCTCGGCTGTCGTACGTCTCTACGTCCACGTACTCGTAGGCCACGCCGGTTTGCTCTGCAACTCGCTCTGCAATAGGGGCAGTTCGCTTGCACGGAGCACACCAGGATGCCCCGATCAGAACCAGGGTCAGACGCTCGTTCACGGCAACCACACTCCCTTGGAACGGCTGGACAGGATCTCGACACCTTCAGCGCGAAGCTTCCGGGTGAGGAACGACAGACGCGCGTAGTTGTGATCAGCGGGATCGCCGCCCAGCTTCACGAACACGTCTGCTTGGCGCTGAGGCTCCGTTGTGAGCGCTGCGAGGAACTCGGTGGGGGTCATCTGCGAAACAGTGCGGTAAGGCGTCTCAGTAGGCATACGGCGTCTCCGGAACATCCTGGAAGCTGTTAGGGGCGATGGAGCGAAGGTGACCGAGGACGAGACCGGCGAACTGCTTGATTTCCGCGTCAGCAGCTTCATGCCAACGCTTGCCGAGGACGTCTCGCCATGCCCGCAGATTGCCGGTAACCACCATGTCGACCGGGGCGGCATTCGGCAGAACCGCGCGTGCAGCTTCGCGAGCCTGCTTGCGCTTCAGCCCGATGCCAGTCAGTTGCGTGACGAGTGCCTCGTACGTGGCTAGGCTCGCGGCGTACGCATCACGCACTGTCTGCGCCTCCAAGGTGCGCGGGTTGATTGCAGGCGGGATGACAGGCTCGGTGTCCGAGTAGCTCACGTACCGCTGAGACACCACGCTGAACGAGAGGTGACGATGACGGGACAGTTCAGCGAGTAGGGCACGGGACACGCCACGAACCAGGAATGTCGCACTCGCGTGCTCCAACACGCTGTAGTGGCCCTGGCGCAGGATGTTGAGCATGTAGCCATCATTGGACGCAGTGGCCGGGTTCGGACGTCGGAACGACTTGTAGCAGAGCCTGCCTGCCGCTTCGCCGAGTGCATCGCTGTAGCGCACATCGTCGTCTCCGTTGAACGCGTCATACGCGTAAGCCTCGCGCATCACGTCTTCACGCATCGTGGTGTGTGCCAGGATGTCAACCTTCATCGGGCGTGCGCCCCTCTCTCCGTAGTTGGGATGACCAAGGGGCACCTACGAATTTTCGCAGGTGCCCCACTGGTCTAGTAGATGTCGTTACACAGGAACTGCGTCAGCATCAACGCATCGTCCGGACTCGCCGATTCGGCATCGTAGCCAGCCTCGCGGAGTAGCCGAACGGCCAGGCGGTAAGTCTCCACCCGGTCGGCGAGCAACTCAGTGGCCGAGTAATCCTCGATTGAGGCATCAATCTGAGCCATGACTAAGCAGCCTTGCGGCGCAGGTCGAGCACCAGATCACGGGCGGACAGGTAGCCCAGCGTCACGGTGCTGATCGTCTCCCCCTGGGGGTTGAGCGTCTCGAACTCCGTCCCGTCCGCAACCTTGCGAGTGGTGACCTTGAAGCCGTTGCGCAGGTTGTAAGTCACTGTGTGCTCCGTTCGTCGTTCTTCCCTTGTGCTGGGGGTCTAGCGAGTCGGTTACCGCTCACTTCACCGGGCACGCACCGGACGCGCAGGCTTCGTCGTAAGAGGCATCTACGCTTCGCTGCGCCGACTCCTCGTATGCCGCTTCAGTCATCCGCTCGTAGGGGCTCTGCGGGCGCGTGAGGTCAGGGAACACGGTGGTGCCCTTCAGGGTCGGCAGGAAGCTGCGCAGGGTCTCCATGGCGTCTTCCAGCGAGATGGACCCGGGGGCGATGTTCACCGTGAAGCTCACGGCGTTGTTGGCGTAGTGGGACTGGTACATCTCCTGGAACGCGAGCATGTCAGCGAAGGGGATTTCATCGGCCGACTCGACCAGCCCAGCGGAGTACCCGAGCGCCTCAACCTCCTGGACTAGCTTCTCCTTGGTGGGGAACTCGACTACCACCGTGTTGCCGGAAGCGTCGTACACGTCCTGCTCCACGGTGTAACCCTCGGCCCGGTACTGCTCGACCGTCGCCGCCTGCCGCTCGTCCACCACGCTGAAACGAACACGCCGGATGAAGTGCCGGGCGTAGATGGGGTGGATACCCTCGGTGGCTCCAGGCATCTTGGCGATGGTGCCGGTGGGCGCAACCGTGGTCGTCTTCACCGGTACCGGGATGCGCAGTTCATGCGCGTACTCAGCGGCGGCGTCATCAACAGCGGAGCGCATCCACTCAAGCGAGCGAATGAACTTGTGGTTGTCCGGCGCGCTGCTGTAACGAACACCCTGCTTGGCGAGGAAACCCTGTACGCCGAAGTGGCCAACACCGATGCGCCGGTTACGGGCAAGCTTCGCTGCCTGCTTGGGGTCGTTCACATCGCCGTAGGTGGCACGGATCAGGAAGCGCGCCATCAAGCGGTGTGCCTCAAATACGGCGGTCCAGTCGACGCGCTGACCCTTGGCCGTAGGAGCGAACGCGTCAAGGTTGACGTGTCCTAGGTTGCAGTTCTCCCACGCTTCGAGCGCGATCTCGCCGCACGGGTTGGTGGCAATGACCTCGTTGGGCTCGCCGACGTTGGACAGATCCTTGTTCCAGTAACCCGGCTCACCGTTGTTGAGCATGCCCTCGGTCGCTGCGCGATGCACTGCCACAGCGTGAGGATCCTCGGCGCCCAGCGCGGTAATGAACGCGTCGTCGATCACCACGCTGATGTTGGTAGTCCAGTGCTTCGCCGAATCGGACTTGCAGTTGATGAACTCGAAAATGGACGGGTCGTCCCACTCGACCATTGCCATGCGGGCAGAGCGCCGGTTACCGCCCGATACCACACACTCAGCGATGGCGTGATCCATCTCCATGGCGCCCAGGGGCGAGACGTGGGCTTCACCAACCGAGGCATTCATGACCGAGGCAATGTCGAGCATCATGCGAGCGAACGGGCGGGGGCCGGAAGCGGTGCCACCGAACGTACGCAGCGGAGCACCAGCACCACGGACACGGGAGACGTCATAGACGCGCTCAGCGTGCTTTGCCTCGCGGTAGTAGGTATCGATCAGGTCGACCATTGCAGCGGACCAACCCTCGCGGGAGTCTTCAACAGCGAACGCGCCGCCCCACTCGTAGGAGTAGTGCTCAGAGAGGACACCTGCGGCGAGCATGGCCTCGTAGTCCGGGTGTGCAGGGTCGCAGACGATGTGTACCTCAAGCGGGCGCACCGGGGCACCGAACGGCTTCAGGAAGCGAGACGAGTAGTTCGCGCCGACTCCCCCACCCTCCATGAGACGCATGAAGGTGAAGTCAAAGTGCTCGCTCAGCGACTGCTCCCAACCACTTACATGGCAGTTGAACAGGTACTGACGACCGGGCACACCCGAGGCCCAGAGATGCCGACCAGCGGGCAGGATCTTGAAGTCATACATGAGCTCAATGAGCCTGTCTCGCTCGCCAGGCTCGATCCGCTCCGCAGGCACCAGGCCCGTGTTTCCGTCCACCACGCGAGTCACGGTGTCCAGCCACGATTCCCGCTCGCCGTTCGGCTTCACACGCTGGTAGGTCCGCTCGTAGACCGTCTGCCCAGTGGGGCCAAAGGCGGGGGCGTGGGTGATGCTCAAAACAATCTCCTTAGAAGGTGCTCGCCCAGTCGGCGAGACTCTGGTTTGACTTGGTCAAGTTGCATTCGGCGCAGGCGGGAACCAGGTTGTGAGCCCGGTCCGCACCGCCCTTGCTCAGCGGGATGACGTGGTCTAGGTGCTCGGCCGGTGCCGGGCAGTAGCAGCAGGTATTGCCCCAGCGGGCGAAGATCTCAGCGCGCTTGTAGGGGGCCGCCCTGACCCGTCGGTGTGACTGGTACAGGGCGGCGTAGGCAGGTGCGATCACTTACGCCCGGCGTTCTTGCGAGCCTCAGCGGCAGCAGCGTGCCACTCCTGTGCGTCGCCCTCGGAGGTGGCGACGAGCGGAACGTAGTGCTTCTCAAACGACTGCTTCGCAACAGAGCGGGTCTTCTTGGCGCTGCCCTCGGTGGTGCCCATGGCCTCAGCGAGTCCGGCCAGGTCCGACCCGTCACCCTCGCCGAACTCCTGCGCACCGTCGATACCGAACGTGAAGTGAAGGGCTCCACGCTGACCGGGCGACAGCTTGCCGAGGGCCGTGTGAACGTTGCCGATCTTCGCTGCCCGCTCGTCGCGCCGATCGTCAGACACATCGCGCAGGTCGTTGGCAAGCTCGCCGTCTGCAACCGTGCTCACGTAGCTACGCAGGATCGAGATTGCACCGAGCACGTAGCGGCGAACATCAGCGTCACGCGGAACGGCAATCGCATCTTCGATGGCGTCAACGTCCTCAGCGGTCGCAGGAAGCTTCCGCAGCACCTCACGAGCGGTCGTGTACCGGTGGAGCACTGCGAGCGCCTCCAGTGCGGCACCGTGGCCCACCTTGGGGTTTACCTGCGGCGTCTCGTCGACCACAGCGAGGGAGTCAGCGAGCGAGTACTCGTCGTCGCCGTCCTGCTGAATCAGGTAGGTGGCTCCCTGGAACGCCATGCGGGCGGCCTCGGCACGGTCGGCAGAGAGGCGCAGACCCTTGGGCGGAACCGTCTGAGCGAGCTTGGCGGTCAGGTACAGGTCGTCCCCGGCCTGTTCCCGCATGGACATGAAGACCTTGACGGCATCCTTGTCCGCACCCTCGAAGCGCATCTCCCGAACCCGGTCCTTCAGCGCGTCCCGAATCGTCTGGAACATGAAGCCGTTGAACCCGTCGACTACATCGCCCTTGACCTTCGAGCCATCGAAGCGGCCCAGCGCCACGAACAGCGCCTCGCGGGCATCCTGTGCCAGATCCTCGCGCTGATCGTTCGGCAGGCGGCGGGAAGCCTCAGCGGCGAGGCGAGTAACGGTGGGCTCCATCTCGGCCAGTACGGCGCCGATGGCGGTCAGGTCGTTGGACTGAGCGGAAGCGATCTGAGCAACGGTGAGAGACATTCGGGGACTCCTTCAGGTGGTCGCTAGATGTCTCTAGCGAGTCGGTTACCTGAGGGAGTCCGGCCGGATTGGTGCGCAAAGGGGCAGCACCGTTCAGCAGAGCAACCCCACAGGCGGGGTGTCTGCGCTTCGAGCCTCCGGCCGGATAACTCGATTCGCTGAGGTGAGTTCTACGTGTTTTTTCGTAGGTGGGTCAAGGCGCTTTCGTACTTGCCTGCCTGTAAGACCAGCTACTAGGTGAGATCGTTGTAGTGGATTCCAAGGCGTGACCCCGGGTCCTACCTACGAACCATCGACCCTTCAGGGCTAAGGGGTAGGTAACGGCTGTGATTTGCAGGTGAGACGCCGTCAGAAAATTTGTTTGCTCAAAGTAGGAGAGGGGCCGACCCCATGACAGGAGTCAGCCCCTCATCTCACGCTCAGCTACACATCAGCGCCGTACAGCGAGCCCCACGAGCGCTTACCAATCTCTGCCTCAGCTTCGATCGGCACGCCGTACAGGTCGAACGTCATGCACTTCTCAATGGCACGTGCGTACTCGGCCGCTTCAGCCTGCGGCACCGAGCAGAGCACCTCATCGTGGATCGGCAGGCGCATCGTGTCGAGCAGCCCAGATTCCTCCATGTTGATCAGGCTCTGCCCGAGGCAGTCACGTGCGGCACTCTGCACCCCGTAGTTCACAACGGCGTAGGTACGGTCCCGGTCCAGCGGCAGGCGACGACCAGTGACGGACACGTGAACCATGCCGGTCTCGTACGCCTCGCGCTGCATGCGGTTGGACATGCGCTTGATCTCCGGGTACACCCGGTCGTAAGCAGCCATCGCACGCCGGACGTCTTCCAGGGGCGCACCAGTCTGGCGAGAAATGGTGGCAGCGCCTCCGCCGTACACCTTGCCGAACGCGATGCCCTTGGAGATCTTGCGATGCTTCGCGGTGAAACCTTCGCCGAACACCATGCGCGCGGTGAACGAGTGGAGATCCTCGCCGTTGGCTATCGCCCGCTTCATGTTCTTCACGTCACCGAGGGCAGCGAGCACGCGCAGTTCAACCGCCGCAAAGTCGGTCGAGACCATCACTTCGCCAGGCTCAGCGAGCAGTGCACGGCGGATCGTCTGGTCGCTGGACGGGAGAGTCTGAAGCGCCGGGCGAGTGATTGACATCCTTCCCGTTCGCGCCTGCATGCTGTTGATGAAACAGTGGATGCGACCCTCGGTGTCTGCCACGTCCAAGAACGTCTGCGCATACGCGCTGTTCCACTTCCCTGCCCGCTTACTGCGCAGGATGGCATCAGCGAGCGGGTTGGGGGTGCGCGCACCAAGTCGCGTCCAGTTGTTTTGGTCAAGGTCAGCGAGCGCACACAGGACGGCCTTATCAGCCTTGAAGGCGCCGGATGCTGTCAGGTCCGTGAGCGTCTCCCCCATGGCCTGTAGCGCGTCGGTGACCTGTCGGGACGCGTTGATGTTCTCGACCCCGTAGCGGAGCGCCTGAGCCTCGTAGCGGAGCGCCTCATCGGAAAGCGTGGATGACAACTGCTTGGCGTAGTCAACGTCCAGGATCATCCCCTTGCGCTGCATGATGGCGCAGATGCGGGCGATCTCGTGCTCGTACTGGACCAGCCGAGGGCGGACGTCGAGCAAGCGCAGTTCGTTGTCTAGGGCCACGTCGAGCCGAGACGTCAGCAGCACATCGAGACCGGCGTACAGGTTGTAAGTGGGGTGGTCCAGCGGAATGCCCGCCCACCCGGTTGTCTTGGTCAGCTTCAGCGAGCGGAACACGGCCGTAAGGTCCCCCTGAGTGTCCGGGGCCGCAGGGTCGATGTAGTAGGCCGCATTCGGCTTCAGTGCCGTGCCCCGGCCTCCCTCCTGAGGTTGACGGGGGTCGACCAGTCCAGCCTTTAGGCGCGTGTCGATAGTGCGTGGGGCGAGACTCTCAATGCTCACGCCTGCGTGGCGGTCGATCACTGCCCAGTCAAACGGCGCGTTGTGGATCTGGAACTTAGTGCCCGTGCGCAGAGCCTCGCGGGCGAACTGCTCAAAGAGCCCGCCTCGCTCCCAGTGGATGACCCATGCCGTACGCGCGTCGCCGAACTGGACCGTGCGCAGGCGGTAGCCAGGCGAGTAGATGTCAAGGCCGGTGGTCTCGGTGTCCAGCGCAATGGGTCCGCGCCGGTTGGCATCCTGGAACCAGTACTGGAACGCGCGCAAGTCGTGCGAGTCTTCCGGAACCTTGACCTGTACCGGCTCACCGGCGATGGCGTAGGGGTAGATCTTCACGGGGGTACCTCCTATGGAACGCGAAGGGGCCACCCACGAAAATTCGTAGGTGACCCCAGAGACGTTGTGTTGTGTTAGTCGTTGGCGAAGATGCCAGGACCCGTCTTCACAGTGCTGCTAGCGAGTCGGATACCGACCAGCGCCATCCCCTTGGACACGCGCACTCGCTGGATACCCCGCTCCTCCATCGCGCTGTAGAACGCACGACGTGACCACACCTCCTTAGAGGGAAGTCCTTCAGCCTCGCACCAATCGCGGTAACTGTTGTACGCCTCGGCGCCATCGAGTCGCGCACCGTCCTCGGCAACCAGGACGCCAGGGAAGAACCCAGCGAGGGTGTCCGAAGTTTCCTTGTACTCGGTCGTTGCCTTACTGATCGTCTCCGGGTCGGACAAGCCCTCGGCGAACCAGAGACCAGCGCCACGGACCGCCCACGCTGCGATTCCCTGCGCCTCGGCAATCAGCTTCTTGTCAAGGTCATGATCACGCTCGTGCGGAGCAAAGAACCGCTTGAACGGAATCATCTTGACTCGGCGCCAGAGACCGTCATCCTGACCACGGAACTTGGGCTTGTGATTGGTGGCGAGCATCAGCAGAAAGGATGGCTTGAACTCGAAGAACTCCTGCCGCAGAAACCGGGCCGAGACCATGTCCTTACCGGTGACCCGCTTCAGGACTGCCTCGGACATCGGACGGCCGGACTCACCCTCGGATGCCATAACGAAACGGGCACCACGCAGGGCGGCGATGTCGTTGGGAATGCCTCCGCCTTGCTTCTCCTCGAAGGTGGCGAACGGCGTTGTCTTGGTGATGGTGCCGAACACGGTTGACAGGGTGTCGGTCAGGACGGATTTGCCGTTGGCACCCTTACCCCACAGCACCGCAAAGCACTGCTCGTCGGTGTACCCCGTGATGCCGTAGCCGATGAGCCGCTGCATGTACGGGACTAGGTCGGCGTTCTCCGGAAAGATCTCCGTGAGGAACCCTTCCCAACGGGGGCAGCGTGCCGCAGGGTCAAACTCGATCGCGAGGCAGTACGTCAACATGTCTTCCTTGGCATGGGGCCGCAAGCGTCCCGTACGCAATTCGACAGTGCCGTTGCGGAAGCTCAGCAGGTCCGGCCGGTTGTCGAAATCCTGCGGAGCGACGTACACCGAGGGCACCGAGCGAAGCTCAGTCATGAGTGCGTCAATGCGCGTCGTCATGGTGAAGCCCTTGGACTCGGCGAGTTTGCCCGCCATGACCAGTGCGGCGCCCATGCGGTGAATCTCCTGCCGGACCTTGACCTCAGAACGCTCCCAGGTGCGACCGTTCCACGTGTAGAACCCGAGGCCGGGGGCGAACTTGATACGACCGTCGGTCCACGCCACCAGGGCATGCGCGTTCATCGCATCGGAATCGCCGTAACGCTCGATCAGCGAAGCGAGGATGCGTCCGGCCTCGGCTCCCTGGTCACGGCTCACGATGTCGGCGCCGGTTGCCTCGCTGAGTTCCTCGGTGACAGCCTCGCGGCGAGCCTCGTGCGCATCCTTGACCGGACGGGCAGTCTTCACAGCGGAGTGCAGTTGCGCGGCGAACTCAACCGGCTCAAGCTGTCGCCAGTCCGTGAGGTCAGACTTACGGCCACTGTCCGGGATGCTCAGCGCGTAGACATCAACACCGAACGGCTTGAGTCCCTCGGCAAGCTTCCGGTTGAACGCCTGTCCCGCCGGGTCGTTGTCGCCGCAGGCGATTACCTGAGTGCCACGCACGCCGTTGGCGATCTCTTCCAGGAGTTCCGGCGAAGCCACCAGCGAGGCACCCCGGACCATGATGACGTCGTATCCCACCGCAACCGCTGTGAGCCCATCTCCGGGCCCCTCGGTGATGAGAGTGACTCCGTATCCACCCTGCCCGCGAAAGACGCCGTACGGGGCCCAGCGGAAGCCCTCAGGGTTAGTGAGGGACACCCACCGGCCCGGACAGTCGCCGGTAAGGTCCCGACCCTGCAAGCCTCGCGGCGTGCCGTTGAAGTCATTGAGCGGAACCGTGAGCCGCGCGTAGCGCTTGTAAGCGGGAGACAGAGCAGACCACATGGGATTCACGGTCGTATCGTCTACGCCGACCCCCAGTTCGTAGGCCGTGTCCACGCTCATGCCGAACCGGTCAGCGAGATAGTCACGGGCAACGGCCGCCCACTCGTCGCTGTAGTCGACCAGGGCATCACGGGCATCGTCCGCGTACATGGTCAGGGCGGCGATGTGCTTAGGTCCAACAAGCTCAGGCTTGGCACTGGCCACGGTCGGGGCGTCTCCCTCAACGTCGAACATGTCCGGCCACCCGAGACCGGCACTGAACACCACTTCGGCAGGCTTGCAACCGGCGCGGCACGTGATGCGAACCTTGCGATCCTCACCGATCCACAGGCGCAGGCTCGGGCGACTGTCACCGTGGCTCGGGCACACTGCGAGGAATCCCCCGTCCGGCTGCTCGGAGACATCAGCGAAGTGACTCAACAGGTCATTGATCTGCATTGCGTTCCCTTCTTTGGCTTCGCTGATGTCCCTAGCGAGTCGGTTACCGGTGCCTAGAACGGCGGCTCACCGAACGTCTCTGACCACTCAGCCAGGGTCTTGGCCCCCTTCGAAAGGTTGCAGGTCTGGCACGCGGGAACGATGTTGGACTCGACGTCTCCCCCGCCACGGCTCAGCGGCTCGACGTGGTCAAGGTGGGTGGCATGCGCTCCGCAGTAGGCACACTTGTGATTCCAGCGGTGAAGGATCTCGGTCCGGCTGTACTCCACGTGCTCCACGCCGTAGGACTCGGCACGCCGCTTGTGGGTGACCGTGTGGCGCTTGTCCGGCGGTAGCGACCGGTAGTAGTTCTTGACGTGCTTGGCCTGCGCCTTGCGTCGGCACGTACTGCATGCGCTGCTCGGCTTCTTAGCCTTACCAGCGAGGAACTGATCAACGGGCTTTCCCCGCCCGCATAGTCGACAGACCTGCATAACGGCACCTCCGAAAATTCGTATGTGGTCAACCCAAAGAAGGGGCCAGGCACGAAGCCTGACCCCAACTGTTATGTGGCTGTGTTACTGAGCGGTGAACTCCGGCGTGACTAGTCGGACGTGCTCGGCGCCAATTCGCTGCTTAGTGAGCGTGCGCCTGCGGGTGAAGCCAGACTCAGCGCCGGTGGGCTGAACTTCCAGCATCGGAATGAGTCGACCGGCGACCTTCTCCGTGGTGACGTCCAAGACCACAGCGTCTGTCATGCGCACCCGGTTGCCCTGGCGAGCCGCGTAGGTGACCAGGTCCCCCGCGTAAAGCTCCTCGCCTGCGTAGTCGGTGACTACTCCACGCTTACCCACGAGACACCATCCTGAAGATTATGAGGGTCCACTGAACCGCTATGAGCAGCGCCAGTGAGACCAGGAACCAACCGGGGAACTCGACGCCACCGAAGATGCGGGCCACAGCGAGCAGGACCAGTAGCGCGATGTAGAGACGCTCGTATGCCCTGTCCATCAGACCTCACCCCTTGTCTCATCGGCGATGGCGAGTGCACGGGCGGCGGCCTGCGCCACCTTCACCTGAGCGTGACCGTCGAGCGAGTAGTAGGGGCGCCGGTACAGGACCATGGCCAGGGTTCCGGCAACCTTGTCCAGGCGGGGAACGATGCGGGACAGGTCATTTTCGGAGACAAGGGACACGTTCCCATCAGCCTTGGTGATGAGGTAGCGGGTGGCACCGGGCGACTTGTGCGGACCCGAGATGATCTCAGCGGGCATGGTCATGCCTCGGTACTTCACCTTGCTGCCAGCACGGTAGGTGGTCTCAGTCACGTTCTCTCTCCTCGGGTCGCGTTCAGGGGTGAAGATGAATGCCATTGGGTGCCCCTCTCTCCTACCACCTAAGGCCCCGGCCCGATGCGCAGGGCACCAGGTCGGGGCAAGTGGCTAAGAGTACTCGGGATCGCCTATAGGTTCATCGTCGATCTTGAAGCGCCTACGGCGTTCGTGTAGTACAGACGGACGTAGTTCAGCGGGGAATGTCCAGAGAGGGCGCCTGATCGTCTCGTCAGACTCACCCCGCAGGACCGTCGCCCAGTCGACCAGTGCACCCATGGTTTAGCGCTCCTCGCCGATGGCGTCGTTGTAGCTGCCCAGCACGGTGATGACAGGCTTCTTGAACTCGCGGTGCTCGCCGGACTTGGTCTCGTACTCCACGTGCTCGATCTCCAGTCGGCAAAGCGCCTCGCCGTCGACCTGGTCAAGCGCGTCCTTGACCTCGTGGATGACCTCAGCGAGGGACCAGGCCGTTGCGATCAGCTTTCCGGGGCCCAAGTCGTAGCCGACACCAGCGAGGCGGAACGTGACGTTGATGGACGGGGCCGGACCACGCGGCGGGCGGCGACGGGCAAGCTCCTTACGCTCAGACATCAGCGTCGGGCATCCGCACGGCTCACCCCGGTTCTCCTCCAGTAGCGAGAACTCGCCGTCACACTCGTGGACCGGACCACCGGCACCCCACTGAATCAGCTTGTCCTCAATGGCCTTGGAGCCGTTGATCACGATCTCAACCGAGGGACTGTCCGTGAGCACGTGAAGGTGAAGCTTCGCGGTCGGGTTGTGCTCCTCGGGAGTGCCACCCATCAGCTCTGCGATCCCCTGCGCCACCGACGGGTCATCAGTCAGGACACGCCAGTTGGCGAGCGAAACCGGGTCGTTGCGCCGTGCCTGCTTGTTGAACACCTGCATGCCGGATCGGAACTGGAACACCGGCTGCTCGTAGTTCGACTTGGTCTCACGCTTGCGGGGCTTGGCGTCGGGGTCGGTGTCAAAGATGCGGAGGGCCATGTGAGGCTCGATTCTGTGAGGCGCAGGCGCGCAGTCTGTGAGGTTGGAACGGGGAGAGGCGGGGCTCTTTCGCCTGCCGCTCTCTCCCCCTTCGATGTGTTGCTAGCGAGTCGGTTACCGTCGCTACGCGCGCCGCTGTGTGCCGGTGATCAGCGCACCATCGGTCGACCAGATCGGGTCACCAAGCACGGTCTTACTGATCTTCCGGTCCCACTCGAACGTCTGACGCAGGTGCAGGAACTGAGCGAACACGTCGGCCTCATCGATCCGCACAGGCTTGAACGCTGCCTGATCCTGTGTGATGTGAAGGACCACCGCGCCGTCAAACTCCGGCATGGCCTCACGGTTGCCATAGGTGTCAACGATGAAGTCAGCGTGTGCGTAGGCGCTCATCTGCAACGCCACGTCCGGGTAGGTAGCCTTGGACGTCTTCCAGTCGGCCATGACGAGTGCACTCTCGCCGGAGGCATCGGGCTTGCCGTTCTCGTCGAGCTTCAGGCGGAGGATGCCGTCGAACGAACCGGCGTACTCGTGGGTGTCGGACCAGGCCACATCCTCGGCGCGGACTAGTTCGGGCTGGACATCAGCGAGGAACGACTCGAAGTGACGCCGGTACGGCTCCATGTCCGGGTGGACCCTGCCGACACGCTGCCCCCGGATCAGGCGCTCGAACAGGTCGTGTGCGTCGCTGCCCACCTTCGCGCGGGTCTTGGTGTAGCGGGTCGCTGCACCCTTCAGGTACTGCACTGCGCCGTCACGGTCTCGCTGCGCCATCTGCTCGATGAAGTCCAGCGAGTCAACGGCGAGTTCGGCCACCATCTTCGCCTGCCAGTAGGCAAGGAAAGGCTTGGGGAGCATGCCGACAACGGACGTCACGCCGGGGTACTTGATATCCGGGGCGTTCTCGTTGAAGTAGAAGCGCGAGCCGCTGCGCTGGATAGTGCGGATAGCCACTGTGGGCCCCTCTCGGTTGGTTACAAGAGGTGGCTAGCGAGTGGGTTACCGGATGTAGGAGTGTAGAAACGGAGTGAGTTTCTAGAATCCCTTAGAGACTCTTATGTGATTCTTGAAATTAGGTCTGAAACTACATAACTACATAAGGGCTGGTCAGGGGGTTGGGCTTAGGCGCCGTGCCCACTCCGCTGTGTAGAAGCGCTGAGCGGCCGTCTGCGGGCATGAAAAAGCCCCACCCGACCACTGGGGCCAGGCGGGGCTGTGAGGGGCTCAGGCGCCCTACAGGGTGGCCTTGATCATGGCGTTTACCGCGTCGCGCAGTTCCATGAGCTCATCCCGTACCGACTGCTTGGTCTCGTCGCTCGCCGCTTCGAAGTCCTCCGGACTGGCCTTGACGAAGTCGGTCCGGACGCGCTTGACGAACGACTGCACCCGCTCGTCCGGCGTGGTGTCAGCTTCGATCGCCTTGGGCGCATCAGCACCAAGTTCCTTCTTGAGCTGGTAGCGCTCCCGCGCCAACTCTCCGTGCCCCTTCAACTGCGTACCGTAAAGGTCAGCGATGAACTCGGACACGGTGACACCCTCGGGCTTGGCTTCCAGCGCCTTGGCGTAGCGCTTCTGCTCGGCGGGGTTCTCGTCCAGCTCACGCAGGTACTTGGCGCGGACGTCGCTGCGCTGAGACTGTACGGAGCGCTGAAGCTTGTCGAGCGCCTCCTTAGTGTCGTAGTCATCCTGGAAGCCCTCCCCCGCCTTGGCGTACAGCGCACGGGCCGCCTCCTTCGCTGCGTGGCTGTCACCCATGATGTCGGGGTTGCCATCCTTGTTGGGGATGCGCCGCCACATGTCCAGCATGATGGATGCAGCTTCCTTGGCAAGGTTGCTGGTCTTGATGTGGAGCTTGACACCCTCGGCAACGCGCTCGGCCCCGTCGGCGATCAGCTCAGTAACGCCCTGGTAGATGCTGTAGTCCTTGGGGTCGATGGCAGGCTCGGCAGGCGCCGCCTTAGCCACGGCCTTACCCTTGGGCTCGGGCTTGGCCTGTACCTCAGCGGCGGCGCGGAAGTCGTTGCGCATGTTCTGCTTGGTCTTGGCCCACGTCTCGCCGTGCGGCGCCTTGCCACGGGAGGGCAGCGAGGAAACCAGGGCCTCGGTCTCCTTGCTCAGCTCCGCGAGACCCTCGGCGTTCTCGGCCTCAACGAGGGATGCCGCCCGCTCGATGTTCGCGCCGATCTGCTCGATGACGGTTTCGACGTTCTCGGTGTTCTCAGCCATGATGCTCTCCCCTGGAGTTTCACTGTCTCGACCTTACGAGGGACACACTATGTCCGCCGCTGATGGCGTGTCAACTCACATACGAAAATTCGTAGGGGCCCAACGCAGAAGACCCCCCGACCCGTGAAGGTCAGGGGGTCAGGGTTACGCAGGGATGATCGCCTGTCGCAGGTCATTGACGGTGCCGGTGTTCTCGATGGTGAGATCAGCGGGGTACGTGTCGAGCGCCGTCTCACTGTCGTGCTGGTCATCGGCTACGCCGGGCCGGGTGATGCGGATCAAGCGGAAGCCACGGGATCGCAGCATGTTCGCTTCGTTGGGGTACCGGACATCGGTGACGACCACGGGGATGTTGTACGCCTCAGCGGCGTTCAGCTTCTTACGCGTGGCCGTGAGCCAGAACGTCTCATCGATCTCGCGCACTCCCCCGCCAGTCCGCTGCAACAGGCGCCGGACTTCCGGATAGTGGTCCTTGGCGTACTCCCAGCCGACGTCACGGATGAGCGCAGAGAGCCGGGCGTGAACGCCGTAGCCGGTAGGGATCAGCGGATCGATGGCAAGCGCGAGTTCTTTGAGCGGGTCGGCGAACGCAAGGCGGGTGTAGTGGAGTTCAGCGACTAGCGCGAGTGCCGCCGTGTCCTTTCCGCTGCGAGCCTTGCCGATGATCCCGATGTTGTACATACGGTCCCTCCCCAGGTTGGTAGTCCTGGGGAGGAACTAGCGAGTGGGTTACCGACTAGGCGCCAAGGAACAGACGGACCACGTGAACGATCTCATCCGTGGGGAACGCCGGGAAGTAGCGCGAGACGAACGGAAGCGCGACCAGCACACCCGTAGCGACCTTGCGCCGGTTCGCCCATAGCCACGTCCCTGCGTCGCTTAGCGCTGCCTTGATGCCGGTTGTGCCTGCGGCGTGATCTGCCATTTATGCTCCTAGTGCCTTAGCTATCGTGATACCGGCGCTGACTATGGCGCCGACAGTTGCGGTGGGAACGGCGTACTTCCAGCGCTCGACGCTGCGGAGGCGAGTCTCGTGGTCATCGAGAACCTTGCCCACTTCAGCGTTTGACTGGACCAGCGAACGCACGTCATCCCGTAGACCAACGATTTGGTCATAGATTTCGCGCGCGCTGATGTTGACTCCTAGCGGATCCTGCTCCGGCATGCCAGCCCCCCGTTAGGCAACGACAGTGAAGCCGTGCCGCTTGCCTAGTTCGGTCAGGGACGACTTACCGGGAATGCCGTCCGCGTCGCTCCCGCTGAAACCTAGCTTGCGCTGCCAGGCGGCGAACGCCTTGACGGTTGCAGTGCCGAACGCACCATCCGAGGCGTAGGCCGCAACTAGCAGGCCCTCGGCCTTTAGCGCTGCCTCAACAAGCTTCGTGTCAGCCTCGTGTAGTCCCTTGCCCTGCGCCGCCTTGGGGTCAGCCTTAGCGGCGGCGATGATGTTGGAAAGGTCAACACGCTTCGCGGGCGCCGAGGGCTTGGGCGGAACCACACCGGCAAGCTTCTTAGCACGGGCCAGGATCTCGCCTAGCTGAGCCACGATCTTGGTTCCGGGGCAGGAAGTGTGTCCACCCCACGCAGCGCCGCCCATGGCGTGGTAGCCGAGACCCTTGCCGGTGGTGCCCGAGGCAAGCTGCAGCGGGACGCCATAGGTCTTGTGAGCCCACGCCAGGACCGCCGCGCACTTGTCCATCTGCTCGCTGGTTAGGGAGTCGCCGCCCTTACCCTCGTTCTCGACGCTGAGCCAGTCACGGTTACCGCCAGCCTGCGCCCATGCACGGTCGGCCGTGTCAACCCACTGGTACAGCGCTCCAGCCTTGCCGGTACCGAAGTGGCTCGAAGCCTGCGCAGCGGAGTTGCGGAACCAGGAATCCGTACCAGCGAGGGTGCCAGCCATGATGTGAATGACCACACCGCGAACGGAGTCCTGTCCACCCTTGGTGAAGTTGACGGGAATCGGGCGCCAGGTAGCGCCGGACATGCGAGCCATGTTGAGCCTTTCAAGAGAAGGGGGCCAGGCAGCGTGATGCCGCCTGACCCACCTACGAATTTTCGGATGTGCTTAGACCAGGTCGGTGGCCGACGTGTTCAGGTTCGTGCTGCCCTCATCGTTGATACCGGCGCCCGTCACGGTGGTGCCACCAGCGGAGCCAGTATCACCACCCGTCCACTGCGAGCCACGGAAGTCGTTGCCGTACCGGTGGACCAGGTCACACGTGGCCGAGATCGACAGGCCGTACTTAGCCTCATTGCCCGAGCCGTTCGGTCGACACTTGTTGCCAGTGATCGAGATAGACGATGCGCTAGTCGACAGCCGAATGCCGTACCAAACCTTGGTGGTGGCACGACCAGGACCCTTGATGAAGTTGCCCCGTAGATGCAGGTTGCTTCCGCCCTGAATCAGAATGCCGTTATTCGCTGCGTCACGAACCTGGTTACCCGTGGCGGTCGAGTGGTCACAGGACACCATCGTGATTCCGTGGGCGCCCGGAGTCCACACCACGTTGCCGGTGATCGTCGTGTTGTTGAGGCTGTCCGTGCTGATGCCACTTGCGGAGACGTTGGCAATGACGTTGTCAGCGACAGTGACGCGGGACACCTGCACTAGCTGGATACCGTGCTCACCGTTGGTGGTCGTGTCGATGGTGTTACCCACGATGGACACGTTCAGCACCGTGCCGCTGGTCTCGCCACGCACGATGATTGCAGCGTCGTACCCGGCCCCCTCGCGCATGGTGTTGCCGGTGATGGTGTAGTTACGCATCACCTGCGAAGCACTCGTCTGCGTGCCATCCGGCAGCTTCGTGTCCTCGGTGTCGGTGAGGATGACCGAGCGCACGCGGACCGAACTACCACAGCCGTTGAAGGTGTTGCCGGTAACCGTGACGTCCTCCCAGTTGTAGGCGCTCACGGCGTACTGAGTGATGCCCTCAAAGGTGTTGTCACTGATCCGGATCCGGCGGTGGTACTTGGTGATGGTGGCAGCGTGAGAGCCCACACCACGGGGCCAGGAGGTAGTACCAGCGGTGCCCGAGGCGCCGAAGTAGCAGCCGGTTACGGCAATGTCTTCCGAGGGTGTGTGGTCGTACGGGCCGAACCCGCCGAACTCCGCTGAGCTCTTGGCTAGGTCGATCTGGACAGCCTCGGAGAAGTCGCGCCCACCCGGGTCCACGTAGCCACGGAACAGGCAGTCGGTCACTCGCCCATGGATGGTGCTGTTGAACTCGACGCCGTGGTAACCAGGTAGGTCGCGAATCTCTAGGTCCCGCACAACTACGTTGCTGGTGTGGCCAATTGAGATGCACATAGCCGAGGACGTCATACCCGGCGTGGTGCCGCGCATGTTCCAGAGTCCACCCTCAATGGTGATGTTGCTGTATCCGGTGTACCCACCGAACGACTGACCAGCGTCACCGTTCAGCAGCATGGTGCCACCGTGGTTGCGCCGGAACTCAGCACCCTGCGCCAGGGACAGGCGAGTGTTCCCGTAGATGCGCAGGGTAGCGCCCAGGAGGTAGATGCCGGGCGGGACCTGTACTAGCGCCCCGCCCCTGTCTCGTGCATCGTTGAGCGCTAGCTGTATCGCAGCGTCAGAGTTCACAGCACCGGACGGATCGGCCCCGTAGTTCGTAACCGTTAGTCCAGTCGACTGGTTCATGGACTCCAGCCGACCGGCGGTAATGTCCATTCCGGGTAGCCATTGCGCGACCGGTATTGCGACCATGTGTACTCCTATAGTGAAGCGATAGCGGGATCAGCTAGCGCGATTGCAGTGCCCGCTACCTGGGGCTTGACGACGCCGTTGACGGACCGCGTAACCGTGAACCGCTGCGTACCCAGTTCCTTGAAGTTGTCCGCTGAGATGGTGACCGGTAGAACCTGCGTGCTGTTGCTACCGACCAGCGAGCGGAAGCCGATGGAGCCTGCGGCAGTCAGGTCCGTGTCAGTGACTTCTAGCTGCCATGCGGCCGGTTCAGCGGCAGAGCGCAACCAGGACTTAGCCCGGAGCGTGGACCCGCTGATCTGGAACCGTGTGGTGTAGAAGGTGTTCACAGCGAACGTGCCCAGCGCGACGGATCCGCCCACCTGAGTCTCAGCACCATTGCGCTTACGGATTGTCAGGTTCATCGCCTGCGTACCCCCGACCACCTGTACGCGCGCGAAGTACATGTGCGTGGTGTCGGTGTAACGCCCAAACAGGAACATGTAGTTGGAGTCAGTGAGTGCTGTCTTATCCATCGCCCAATCGGTGATCAGGTCCACATCGGCCGAGGGGGCAGGAATCAGCGTGTGGCGGAGGATGTTCTTTGTACTGTGGATGTGCTGTCCGAGCCCACCACTGACCGCAAAGTCTGTGGCTGATCCGGACACCTGTACCGGTGTCCACGCCTGGCCCGTATCCGCCGTGCCCCAGCCAGCAGTGATCGCAGTGCGCGTGAACGTGTCAGATACTGCCCGCCCATTGCCAGGGCCCATCAGCCGGAGTCCCCACGCGTAGCACACCTGACTAACCGGGGGCGTTCCACCCTGGCGTGCCCGCATCTTCGCGCGTCCAGCCGTGGCAGGAGCAGTCGCCGTCGCCTCCAAATAGGTCCACTTCCCCGCCGGAACGGCAGGCTGAGCAGCGCCGGACGTACTGATGAAGACCCCTGCGCTGGTGTACCAGTGGACAGACGGCCGGATATCCGGCGAGCCCGTGGGCGAGTAGAACCAACCGCAGATCTTGTACACGGCACCAGGGATGACGCTTCCGACCGGGGACAGATCAGCATCAGCCGAGTGCGACTCAGTGGCTCCGCCTGGCGTTAGCCGTATGGAGCCCGAGCCCCTCGGGTGAACGATGTCCTGCGCCCAAGCAAGCGAGCCAGAGGCGGCAGTCCAGCCGGAAGCCGATGTGTCGAACCACGGGTTGCCGTTCAGCACCGAGCCAACGGCGTTGACCTTCATGCGCTCGCCAGCAACCTTGATGTCCCACGGGGAATCCGCCGGATCCTCGGTCCACTGGGGCCCGGCCGTGACCGTGGTCATCAGCGTGGTGTCAGTGGTGCCGACCGGTAGAGCGAGCTTGGTACCGTCCGTGTCAGCCTTGGCGTACAGGCTGGTGTTCTCGACCTGCGCCACCCGCCAGGGACCACCGGGCGAACAGTTGAAGGTGATCTCCCAGCGGTACATGTCGAGCACTTCGCTGTAGCCGTTCACGATCAGGTCTACGTCTTCATGTGAGATGAACGACGGTAGGTCGGTCAGCCTGATCACGTCACCCTCGCGAAGCTTCAGGATCTGCGGGATAAGCACCTCAGCCCCGGGCTTGTGGAGCATGACCGTGACCGTGGGATACCGGGCGCCATCGAACGTGCCCAGGTGTAGCAACCAGTTGGCCATGGGTTCGGGCTGTGTGTCGTTGCCGAGGGATAGCGAGACAGACTCGTCATAGACACCGATGCCCAGCGGCGGAGCCTGCACCGACAGTGGACCATCGGCCAGGAACGCACGCGCCGCAGAGCCACCATCGCGGGTGACTTGGATGTCGTTGCGTACGGCACTGTCATCGTCTACCGGCTCCAAGTCCGGTGCTAGACCAGCCTTGTTGTAGGACAACGTGAGTGCCGGTTCCTGCATGTACATAGACGCGCGGTCACGGAAGACGAGACCCACGCGGTTCAGCGATTCGAGCAAGAACCCGTTGTCCGCTGCGGCAGCTTCCTCGAACAGGTCCACCAGGGTTTCAGGCTTCTGCGGTCCAACCTGCTCGGACGTGATGTCCTGGCCGTGGATGCGCTCGACCGGAACAGACTCTTCGGTGCCCAGACGCATGATGCGGTTCCAAGCAGTCTCGCCGTTGTACGCATCATCGGATCCGTCATACAGCGTGGATGCCGACGTGGGCAGAACGGAGAGGTGACCAATGGCCCAACCCTCGTGCGCTGCACCCCAGTTGGCAGTGATCGCGCTGAGGCGCCCAGCGGTACCCGAGTAGGTCCGGCCGATGCCACCAGCGTTACCGCCCACATCCTGCCAGTCGAGACGCCATGTGACCGTGCCCGCCGTCTCCTTGACCCAGAAACGCATACGGGTCCAGCCGTGGTAGATGTCATCACCGATGCTGACACCCTGATCCACAACCATGTTCGTGGAGCTGTCATAGCCCCGGATGATGGCGGTGTCCTTCATGAGGATGAATGCCCAGCGCTTCACCGTGCCGTTAGGCGAGCTGAAACTGATGAACTCCGGGCCCGGCGTGACGACATCGGGGATCTTGTCATCGGCGTTGTAGACGAACTCAACTTGCCATTCCCCGGACGGCATTGACGCCGGAATCGGGGCGGACAGGGTGCCACCGGTCTTGATCTTAGGCAGCGCATCGGACGATGGCAGATCACTCGCTGATGCCCAGTCAACTCCGGCCAGTGCCGCAGAGTCCACACCAGCGATAGGCGACCATGCACGGGTCGAGTACTTCCCATCCTCCATAGGCCAGTAGGCGACGGGGTTACCGGACGGGATGCGGCGACGCAGGGTCGAGTCAAGCGCCTTCAGACCCTGGCCCAGTCGGCGCAGGATGCCGTTAGCCTCAACCGGCACGTAGACGTCAGACTCATCCGGGGTCCACTTAGAGGGCCAGGTGGAGACTTCCCCTAGGAACCTGTCCTCACGGTCACGAATCTGGGCTCCGCCGTGCATGGACCACAGCCGACCGGCGCCATCCGTGAAGGACGTTGCATCAGCGGCCTGCGCTGTAAAGTCGGGGTTAGCAACCACCGTGCCGTTGATGCCGTTGCGTACCTCAAACTTGTACCCGCGACCGATGAACGGCGCACGGTACGGCTTGATGTTGGTGTCGTCATAAGGGGCGATCTTCAGCGGTGCCGTGGAGTTGAACACCGAGACCGTACCGGCGAGCACGGAGTCAGGTCCTAGCTGCGTCCAGGGGCCGTCTATCGAAGGGGCGGTGTACCAACGGACCGTGCGACCACCGGCGCCGTTATCGACGTCCAGGGTCACGCGTACGGCCGCGCGCTGCGGGATCTCAGTCAGCGTGCGGGAGTGAAACCACGTCGTCGCCTTGGTGCCATCGGTCGTGTACTGAAGCTGTAGCACTCCCTGATACACCTTCAGGAACCATGACCGCTGATCGGCCTGAGCCTCCCACTTAGCCATGATCATCTGGTTATCCGGGCCGTACCAGTTGGGCTGAATCTCGGCCCGAATGTCTAGGTCCCCAGTGATGTCCAGCGCCGCAGTGTCCGGCGTACTGACGTAGTCGTTAGGGTCGCCATTGAGACTCAGGTACTTATCGGTGGCGGGCACCGACACACGCATCTGAGTGTTACGGCCGATCTGCCCATACAGCGGGCTTTCGGCATTGCGCGGGGAATACTTGCCCGAGCGGTTGTTGATGGTCAGGGAGAGGCGGGAAGGGTCAGTGTTCTGTCCCTGGTCACGTCGCCCGCGCGAGATCTGCTTAGCGTCGCGTAGGTAGACGTCAGAGCTGATGTCCGACCACGCGCCGTTGAGCAATAGCTCAGTCCGAATGTCCAGCGGAAAGACCACTGACCCACCCTCCTATCAGTTACCGAATGCAGTCTGAACGCTTCCACGTCCCTGCGTCTTCACGATGCGACGGATTAGCCGCTTCATGTCTTCATCCGAGCCGGTGACATCAACGACTAGTCGCTGAGATCCACCCTGCCCGTTTACGCCCTGTACCCGAGCGGCGTTTAGCATGCCGTTCAGCTTGGACAGTGGGAGCACCGCTTCGTTCTCGCGGCCTTCACCAATCATCGCCATGGTCGGACCAGTGGTCACACCACCCGTTGCCAGGTAAGGGATGTTCGGCGTTCCGAGAGTGATGCTCGGAATGTCAACGCCCATGATCGACCCGCCACCGATGGTGAATGACAGGTTGTTCCAACCACGGATTACGAAGTTGACAGCGTCCTTGAACCCCTGCTTTAGGCCGTCCCACATGCCACGCAGCGCGCTGGAAATGCGGCCGGGAATGCTCTTGAACCAACCCACCAGGTCATTCCACTTTGACTTGACCCAGCTAGCGCCGGTCTCGACCCAACCGGGAATGGTCTGCGTGAAGAACCGGCCCAGGGGCTGGAACACGTTGGAGACCAGGTAGTTCCACCCGGCCAGGAACCCGGCCTTGATCACGGTCCACGCCTGTAGAAGTCGCTCCTTCACGGCTTCCCAGTTCGCCGCCAGTGCAATGACAATGGCGATGATCAGCACGATAAGGCCAATGATCCAGAAGATCGGGTTAGCCAGCATCGCGGAGTTCATTGCCCACACAGCGATAGTCGCTATGCCGAATGCAATGGCCAGACCCAGCAGCGCCGCAGCAACGATCTTCACTACTTCCGGGTGGGCAGTCATGAAGTCGCCTAGCCACTGCAACGCAGGCTGTAGCGACTCCCCAATCGTGGTGGCCATGGAGCGCCAGACCACATCAAGGGACTGCGTCGCCGACATGCTCTCAGTGGCCTTAGCCGCTGATCCTGCCGCCTTATCCATGCCCGATGCCGCAGCAGCAGCCGCAGGGTTCATCGCAAACAGCGCGTCCGTCTGCTCTCCGGCCATGTCGCCGAATAGCTGAACGGCTAGCTGAGCCTGCTTGGCCGGATCCTTGACACCCTGGATAGCCGTGATGGCGTCACCCATGGCAGTCTCGGCATCCTTACCGCCGGACTTCAGACGCGCGAACATGTCCTTGGAGTCGAGCCCCAGGGACTTGAATGCAGTAGATGCCTGCGCCGTGTTCTCCGTAGTGATACGGCCGAATTCGTGGATGATGTCGGCGGCCTGGTCGATGTCCTTACCACCGGCCTTGACGTACTGAGACAGCATGCCGAACGCGTCGGCGCCACTGATACCCAGTCGCTTGAACTGCTGTCCGTACTCGCCGACCACTTCAGTGATGTCGCCAACCATGGACTTGGGCAGCGTTTTGGAAGCCTGCGTCAGCAGGTCGAATGCCTCGGTACCATCCTTGGCCAGGCCGTTGGAAATCATCTTGCCTGCGGCCGTGGCAGCGTCGGCAACGTCTACGCCTAGCGCATTGGCAACCGTCAGAGCGTCTTCGGTCATCTGCGTGGTCTCGGCCTCGGTCATGGAACCCAAGCCCTTTAGCGCCTGCGTGACAGCACCAACGGCATCCCCCACTTCAGTGATGGACTCGCCAAACCCACCACTGTAGACAGCACCAGCAGCCTTACCGGCCGTGGCCGCTTCAGATTCGGTCAGGCCGTACTGACTCTGAAGCGTGGAGTTCACCGCAGTGAGGTCTACGCCTGCCTGCAATCCCTCGGAGAAGAGTGCGCCCACGCCTACGCCAGCAGCGAGACCGGCCGCACCCTTTCCTAGTTCGCCTAGCTTGCTATTAGCACGCTGGACACCGTCATCCATTCCACTTTCGAGCTCGCTGGTATCAACCCCGATGGAAACCATTAGGTCGTCTAGGGTCACTTCTCTGTGCCTCCAATCTGGCGGTTGTACGTCTTGACAGCAGAAAGCATTTCCCGCCAGTCCTGTCGCTGCCCCCGGTCCCACTTAGGCATGAAGTCCTTGGGGGTCGAAGCCTTGGTGCCCTTACCACGGGCAGTGTTAGCGACAGTCGCCGTCAACATGGCAATCAGAGAGTCCATGCGCTCAGGACCCAACGGCCCCGAAACCGATTCGTACGCCATCCATTCCGTGATCTCACGGGACGAGACGCGCGCGAGTAGTTCCGGGACCGTGTACCCAAGATGTGCTGCTAGTCGGAAGTGGAATCGGTGCTCAGGGTCTTCTCGGATTTTCCCGCCGCAGCCTCCACGTCTTCCTTTCGGAGACCGGAGAGCCGCATGGCAACATCGCCGAGACGGTCAAGAACAGCGCCGGACTTGGCCGAGAGAGCCTTGATGTCCTTGTCACTGAACAGACGCTCGCCGGACTCGTCGATGAGGCAGCGAGAGATCAGCTTCGCTAGCTGGTCCTGCATGTTGAGCCGCTGAACAGTGCCGTTCGGACTGAGCACGACCATGGAAGCCTGGTAGGAGTTCCGGTCGGCACCGGTCATACCAGCGATACGGACAGTGCCACCCCACTCCGGAACGTCAACGTCTTCGTAGTTCTTGTCCTCGGCGTCGAGGATTGCATCGCGATTGAGAATGGACATTGCTTAGACTCCGGGGGTGATGGTCGGCTTGCCGGTGACCTTCCAAGTCAGCGTGGCCGCTAGCTTGTCGTCGTACGGGGCGTCGGGCTCGAAACCGGTCAGCAGCGCGGCGAATGCCCACGTGGTGCCGTCCGGGAAAACAATCTTGTAGTTGCGCGGAACGTCGTCCTCAAAGTCGCTGACTAGCTCGTCGTGCTCGGCAGGCTGGTAGTTGACATCAGCGGAGCACTCGCCCGGATCCTTCAGGCCGCCCACAAACTCCATCCACCCGTTCACACTGTCGTGCGACGTGACGTCGAGAGTGTCTCGGCTTAGCGCAGGCGGGGTAAGCGCGGTGACGTCGGCGATACTGACGAACACCTCAGTAGCTGCGCCGTCGCCTCGCTGTAGCTTGGTTCCGAACGCGTTGATTCCAGACATGTGTTACTCCTCCGTGATGACGGTAAAGCTGATGACGATGTGGCGGATGTCCCCCGGAGGCTCCGGGTCAACAAGTGTTTGGGTGGATGTGTAGCGGGTGGCAATGTGCACGTACCCGTTGACAGTGAGGGGCTTTAGGTCGAGCAGCTCAGTTACCTTGTTGGCCAGTGCCAGACCCTCGGAGAATCCGTGAGCCTGAGACCAGACATGAATGGTGGCCAGGGTCGACCAGCCCCGTGAAGTCAGGCTGTTGTCTTCAGCGTCCGAGGCTTCACCAATGCGGACGTACGGGTATTCCGTTCCGTCCGGCACGTAGTCGAACACCTTGCCTGCGAGTAGCGGATCAGCGTTCAGCTTGGCGAAGATGGCGGACTGAATTGCGAACAGCGGGATCATCCGTTGATCACTGCGTTGATGGCGTCTCCAATCCGGCGGACTATCTTGCGCTTCTCAGCGTTGAAGGCCGGGCCTAGTGCGGGGCGGGCGGGCATGGCTTGTGTGCCGAACTCCTGCCACACGGCGTACCGGTCGTCCCGATCCTTCCAGCCAATCTCTGACTTGATCTTCGCGCCGTCCGACATGGTGTAGTCCACGGACGTTTTGAGGTTGCCAGTGTCGACGTGGACCCGCCGCTGTGTGCTGGCTACTACTTCCTTGGACGCGTCCTCTACCGCCTTGCGAACGGCCTGGTGCAACCGGCTGGACGTGTGCTGCAACTGTTTGAGCAGAGCCTCACTACCGCTGATAGTCACGGACACACCAGACCGACCACCGGCCGCGCGCGGGTGCCTACCCATGTTGGGTCAGCTCCACATCAGCGCGTACGTAGATGGGGCGGGAAGGCTCAAACACCGAGAGGACTCGGAAGACTTGGGAGCCATGCCGCAGTTCATCGCCCCGGCGGACATCAGTGCCCGGCGGGGTGTGGATCGTGTGCGAGTGCTGAGACTGGCCCTGGTCGGCGAGCATGCGCTCAGACGCAGACGGTTGGCTGATCAGCGCACGGGATGTGGCAACCTGTGCAAGGGACGTGGTCTCTCCCCCGGCACCATCCGGCACCGAGGACATGCGCCACACGGAGACACTCGCGTTCATCAACCGGGCCAGGCTCACAGGCTTCTCACCGTGACCCCTGCGCCGTTGCCGAATCGAGCGGCGAGGCGGTTGCGCTGATACTCAGACAGACACATGGTTCCGGTCTCGGCGTCCGAGTAGGTAACCGAGTAGTCGCCGATACGCTCGGACGTGATACCACGCGAGGCAACATCACCGTTGCGGAGCGCTACTAGCTCTTGGCCGACCAGACGACAGACGATGTCGACGATGTCAGCAGGCACGGTCGACAGGCCATGCATGTACGTGACGACAACCTCTGTGCCGTAGTCAAAGCCACAGGAGCGCGTTAGAGAGCCGCTCAGTAGCTTGTAGTCCGAGACTGCCACCCCATCAACGACAACGTCTGAGACGGCCGTCACGGGTCCACCAGGTAGATGCAGGCGTCCGCCCCTACCTTCCAGGGTCACGGTGCTGACTGACTCGCTGATGGGCGAACCGGCGGCATCACGGACCAGCGTGGAGGCAACGTCTAGGTGGACGTTTACCGCTGCGGTCTCTTCGGGCGCGACAGTGACGCCACGCGCTTCTAGGTCGGCGATGGTGGCCAACGGTGCAAGTGCCATCGTGGCCACCTCTCTTACTTGGAAGTCGTGCGGCGCGGGGCGCGCTTCACGGGCTCAGGCTTGGGCTCCGGTGCGTAGCTGTGTCCACGCTCACCGTTACCGACTAGGCAGGGTGCGTCCTCATCCGGGATGTAGACCTCTGCACCATTGGGACCGATGACGAGCGCCAAGGGTCAACCTCCTATGCTCAGTTGGGGCCGGGGGCCACCCACGAAAATTCGTAGGTGACCCCTCAGCAGATTGGATTAGGAAGCGGTGAAGGTGGTGACACCCACACCAGCGCGCAGAACCTTGGCACCGTAGACGTGAAGGCCACGGAGGCGGTCAGCGAACTTGTCCTGAGCGCGCATGCCCTCGGTCTTCTCGACCTGCGAGACGTAGGCAACCGACGGCTTGTAGAACGCAAGCGCCTGAGACTTGGCCGTGGTCGGCAGGTTCTCGGACGTGTAGATGTCGAACCCGAGCAGACGGCCTAGCGAAGCCTCACGCAGACCAGCGGGCGAACCGCTCTGGTCGACGTTGGTTAGCTTGGACGCGTTGTCCAGGAGCAGCGCCTCGAACTCGGCGTTGATGACGAGCACGCGGTTACCGGCGGGAACCTTGGCCTTGTTCAGCGCCTTGCGCATGTCGCGAATGACGTTGAGCACCTGCGCCGGGGTTAGCGTGGTCTGCGTGATCGCCGGAATGACGTTGCCCGCAGCAGCACCAGCAACAGCGGTCGAAAGGATGAACTTGTCAGCATCCTCGGCGAGACCCTCACCAGCGGAACGGGTGTAAGCGTCCATCGAACCGGCGGCCTGCGCCTTGTCAATGTCGTCCACGTAGAAGTCAAAGGACTTCTCCTGATCGATCAGTAGATCAACCGTGGTGGCGGAGACAGTGTCAGCAGCCGTGGTACGCGGGACACCAGCGTTACCAGCCTTGTAGTCCTTGACCGCGATGGCACCGGCCGAGCCGATCTTGACGACGTTACCGGCGGAGGCGTTGCCCTCGTACTCACGGTTGGTGAGCGCTGCGGCGATAGCCTGCTCGCGGAAGTCAGTTAGTAGCTGCGCATTCCAGATCGTGGGGATGAACTGAGTAACGGCCATGCTTGGATTCCTTACTGTGTGGGTGATTGCCGGTCAGGTAGACCAGCGCAAAGGGGTTGGCTACTTGCCAGATAGGAGGTTGGACAGACGTCCCTCGCGCTTCGCCTTGACGATCGCCTCGGGACTCATCTTTGCCAGATCCTCATGTGTTAGCTGAGTAGGGCCAGACGCCTTGCGCGCTGCTCCACCGTCGCCGGTTCCCTGGAAGCGTGGCCGTGCCGTTGCGGCTAGATGCGGCTTCCTGGTTAGTAGTTCCTCGATCGCGTCGTTGATCTCGTCCGCGTCCACATCGCCGTTCTCGTCAACCTCAAACTTGGTGAGGTCTAGGAACAGCGGGACATCGGCCGGGTCGGCGAACTTGCCTGCGGCAGCTGCCTTGACTTCCGATCGGAGGATTCGCGCGTTGGCCTTTTCGTTGGCCTCTCGCGCTGCCTGAGCACGGATCGTGTCCGCATCAGGAGTCTCGGTCTCTCCCTTGGGTGCAGTCTCTAGCTCAGCGATGCGCCGCTCTAGCTCCTGCCGCTTCGTACGCTCGTCGCGCCACTTGCCCTTCATGGAGTCAAGCGCCTTCTTACCAGCGTCGCCTAGCTGGTCGGCGCCATCCGGATCAGACTCTCCACCACTGACCTGCGTAGCCTCAGCGTCAACCGCCGTGGTCGCCTCATCAGTGGTAGTGATCTCATCCGCTGCGTTCTCAATCTCGGGCATGCGTGTTCCTCTCAGCGCGTTGCGCGCATACGAAAGTTCGTAGGTGCTCCGGACGTTGCGTCATCGGAGATAGCCGTTCTTGCGGAGCAGCCGGATAGCGTGGTCTCGATCGCCGTCTGACTGCTTGTAGATCTCTTCAGGCGTGAGGCGGGGAGGTTGCTTCCTGCGCCGACTACCTGTGTTCACGTAGGTAACTTGGACTTTCTTGCCGAACATCTCCACGGAGTCCATGGCCTTGCGGGCATTGACTACGTCGCTCATGTCGGCGCCATCGTTGATCGCCTTTGCCCCCGCCTCGCCAAAAGCCTTGCGCTGTTGAGTGGCGGACAAGCGGTCAAAGAGCGTCTTGGGGGACGCAGGCTTAGGCGTGTGCTCGCGGGTGACTGGCTCCATCGTGCAATGGCAGCGAGGATGCCGCAGGAACCCACTAGAGACGCCGTACTCGCGCCCGGCCAGGATGAGGCACCGGGAACACGAACCACCCTCTACAACGCGGATGTATGACGTCACTCGCTGATTGGCGACCATGGCGGCCTGGTCTGCCTGCCTGCCGGTATCAGCGACCACCGTGCGGACCACGAAATCCAGGAAGGTTGCGCCCCGCAGCATTGATGATGCGAGGCTCTCCCCCTGGCCGAGGAATGACAGCACGGTGGGAATGGAGCGAGCCAGGACACCCATAAGGTTCCGGCCGTCCGGGGTGGTACTAGCGAACTGCGCCGGTTCAATCTCCGGAGCATCGAGCACCGCGTGTGGGCCGAGCAGTTCACGCATGAAGGTGTGTGTACCCTCAGCGGCGTGGAGCTGCCCGGCCTGCACCATGGCCGTGACGCGCGGCAGGAGGCTTACCCAACTGTTCGCCACGGCGTCCGGGTTGACCTTTGACCACTCGGCGAGTACTGCCCGCGCTGTGGCGTTTGCTAGTCCCTCACGCTCCAACTGGTGTTGGTTCGCCCTGAGGCTGGTTGCCATCGGTTATTGCTCCCTGTGCCGGATCCTTGGACAGCATCTGTGTGAATGCGCCCATCGGATCAGCCATCGATTCCTTCTCACGCATGGCCATAAGGTCAACCACTTCGGTCGGCGTGAGGCCGTACTGAAGCGCGAGGAACTCGAAGGGGAACCCAAGGGTCTTGAGCTTGAGCAGCGCGTCAGTTAGCTGCGCCTGCGAGCGGGACTGGGCATCAGCCCAGAGAACCCGGCCACCCGAGATTGCCTCGGCCTTGACCTCATCCCCCTGCGCAAGCGCGATCAGGCGGAACACTTCGCGGAGTGCCTGGCCGAACCAAAGCTGCTTCTCATCAACGCGCTTGACTAGACCGGTCTCAGCAGCGATCAGCGCATCACCGGACAGGTTCGCCATCTTGCCGATTAGGTAATGGGCAGGCGTACGGGTCTGAGCAGCGATGTGGCCGACGGCCGTTTCAATGATCTCCGCGTAGGCGTTGAGGTTGGCTGCTGACCATTCCTCGGTGCGGACGTTGTCGCCCGTGAAGAACTGAACTCGGTCAACCGCAAACTTCTCCATGTCGACGGGTCGTTCACCAACGATGGTGCCGGATGCGTCGAGCACGGGGACTACGGGGCGTTCAGCGCCAAGGACGATGCGGGTCGGGAACGACGCATAGTCAGACGTGGTGAATAGCTGCGCCCACAGGAGGTTGACCGCATCCTGAATCGCGATCACGCCGCTGATGTCCGAGACAGGCTCGCCAACCAGGGTAGGCCGGTTGAGTAGCTCGACCATCGGGACAACGCCCAGCGGGTTGGGCTGTGGGTTTGGCTCGTCGCCCGAGTCGCGTAGTTCCCACTTCTTTAGCTCGTCGTCGACATCCTGTATGCCGGTCGACTTCTGGGCCTGACCACTGCGGGCACGCTTGAACTTCCAGACCTCATCAGCGAGATACAGGGTTGCGTAGTCGTCGCCGCCATCCTCCCACCGCTTGAGTGCGGCGAGGCGGTTGCGACGCGAGCCAGGCTCATACGCCACGATGCACTGTGAGGCATCCTCGAAGGTGACCTGTGGTGTCTCGGGATCCTCAGGGTCGCCCCAGACGAGCACGAAGGAACGGCCGGAGTTCACGGCCCCCAGGAAGCCAAGCTGCGAGTCAGCGTCTAGGCCGTTCTCCTGCCAGACACGCCACAGTTCAGGGTCGGCCTGCGTGGCACCGGTGGGTATGACACCCGTCACCGTGAGGCGCTCGACCGGGGCATCAGCCACAACCTGTACCCAGTTGTCTGCAAAGCCCTGGTAGCGCTGCCCGTGGTACTTCTTGAACTCATCTGAGGCAAACCTCAGCGGCTGCTTACCACGGTAGTAGCGCTCGTTCCGGTCGATCTCCGTTCGGCGGGTGCGTAGCTCATCTTCGAGTAGCCCGATGAGTCGCAGGGCTTCAGCCTCAGTTGCCACCGGGCCACCTTTCATGCTCCGTAGTAATAGGACTTGCGCTTAGGTGATGCCATGCCAGCAGCAACGGCATCCATAGCGGCTTCGTGAGTGAGGATCGATGTAACGGCTACGTCGATCTTTTGGTCTTGCGCTGACTTGGCCAGGACGTAGCGGCCCTGCGGTCGAGCCATTGAGCGGGCATTCCGCATGTGGCCGGACGTGATCGGGCAACCGTCGTGGCTGAACGTGGTGTCAGCCTTGGCTATGTCTGTCTTCAGGCGCTCAGCGGCGGCATGCATCTGGACCACCCGGCGGGTGTACCAACTGATAACCACGCGGTCGCCGTACTGCGCTGCCCACTGATCTACTTCCGAATCCCAGTAAGGCGGGTCGGCGTACAGGAGCTTGACGTCATAGCGCTTCATGATCTCGTCGAGTGCTGCGCTGACTTCCAGCCGTGGAACCTGACCCCCATAGTCGGCCGGATTCCAAATCGTCGGCAGGCGGTTGGGCCCAAACGTTGGGGTGAACTGGAACCCGTCCAGGGTCTCAGCGCGAAAGGCTGTCCAGTCATCCACGTCCGAGCCATCGAACCCGAGGACGATCGGCGTGCGGTCAGCAACCGTGCGGGCGCCATTGGCTCGGGCCTCCCACAGGTTGTGCTCGATCCACGCACCGGCACCGGCGACGATCCGGTTACCGAAGAACCGCTCTGCCTGCGCAGGGTCGGTCTCGGCTAGC